CAGTTCTTAAGACAAAGGTGGAAATCACGGATTCACCAAATGACGAGGATGTAACCGAAGTCTTGGCAAGATTAGAACAAGTAGTAAAGGAACTGGAAGAATGATTGAAGTAAAAAATAAAACAAAGAGCCCAGTGCAATTGGTGGTGAGATCAAGGAAGGCACCCCGCTCATTCACAACTTTGATAATACCGGGTATCGGAAAAGGTAAAAACGTCAGACTTTTGGCGGATGAACTTAAAACCGAATACGTAGATAGAGTGGAGAAAATGGGACTCATTTCCACTAAATATATTCCAAACTCAGAGATTCGCAAGGGAGAATAAAACATGGCTATTCTAAGGGGATTTCCGCCATCGAACACAATTTCGCCAAGCGTAAGAATTACCGAAAAGGATCTCAGCTTCATTGAACCTGAACAATCCTTCCATCGTGCAGGGCTCGTCGGCTTTGCTTCCAAGGGTCCGATTAACGTTCCGACCCAGGTTGCAACACAACGACAGCTTAATACGGTGTTTGGATATCCTCATCCTGAATCGGGCGATCCTTACATGCTTTATGCGGCAGAACAGTATTTGCTTATTGCAAATGAACTGTACATTGTTCGTGTCGGCGATGAAGAAAACGTAAGCGACGAACAAGCACAAATAGCAGAGATAGCTGTAACTTCAGCAGGCGGTCAGATTGCGGTTGAATCAGACACTGCTGGAAATTATACCTTTGCCACTGACTCCTTCTTCCGTTGGAGATTAAACAGTGTGCTTCACTCCAAAACACTGGTTGTTTTGCAGGGAACCTATTCGGCAGCACAACTTGTTGAAGATCTTAATCTGCAACTTGATGGAGATATTGACGGCATTGAATTTTACAGTCATACCACTGACACTAAAATCGGCGTTCGAACCACTTGGGCTTATGGTCCAGATTCGGAACTCGAATTAGTATCTGTCCAAGATGCCATTTATGGTGGCAGCGTGTTGGGCGGAAACGTAACCGGTCTAGGTACAGGAATGACTCAAGCTACTATCACTGGTAGTGCTGATCGTTATCCATCTTCTTATCAAGATGCTGGAGAGTATGACCTTTCTGGTCTTACCGATATGAATGTTCAAATTGTGATTGATGGAACAGACAATGTTCTCATTGACAATGTTGTTCAGACAATCGATCTTTCTTCAGATGGTGCTGATCTAGAAGGTGCAGAGTCCACAATCTCTGCCGTGGTTTCGGCCATTAACAACCTTAAGACAGAAAATGGTGGATCATTACCCGGTGGCTGGACAGCCTCGGCTGATGGTGACAACTTGAAGTTTGTCACTGACCATCATGGTCGTGATGCAAGACTGTTGATTAAGCCCGATAGCACAGCTATTGACATCTTCGGATTCACCAGCATTACCAAGACGGGCATCAGCCCCACTGGAACATCTGGAGATCTGGCCATTGCGACTTATGGTCGTGTTAATGGTGACGCCAATAGCACTGGAGCATTGAGTTTCACTATCACAGGTGATTCGGCTGGTATTGATGGCAATTCAACTCAAGTCGTTATTGAAAACAACATTCGTGAAGGTAACTTCCAAATTCAAGTTTACAATAATGGTGTTCAAGTAGAATCTTGGGGTGGTTTAGTTAAAGACGAAACCTCACGCTACTATGTGGAAACCTACATTGCTCAGGTCTCCGATTGGATCAGAGTTGAAGATAATACGGACAACTCCGCACCACCATTGGATGGAACTTACACCTTAAGCGGTGGATCAGACGGTATTCCATCTGATCCTGATGATCAGGATGATTTAATCATTGGCAACAGTCTAGGTTTTACTGGCGTTTACGCTTTGAGTGAACCAGAGCAGATTGATATTGATTTGATTGCTGTTCCTGGTCACTCCAGCAACGAAGTGGTTTCCGCTCTGTTGGACATGTGTCAAAATTATCGTATGGACTGTTTAGCCATTATCGATCCGCCGTTCGGACTTACTGTCCAAGAAATTATCGATTGGCAAAATGGTTCCCATCCGCTCAACACCACTCGCTTTGACAGTGACTTTGGTGCTCTGTACTGGCCATGGGTTAAGCTCCGAGACAACTTCAACAGCGTTGATGTCTGGGCTCCCCCATCTGGTTCCATTATGGCCGTTATTGCCCGATCTGATCAATTGTCCGCTCCTTGGTATGCACCGGCTGGTGCCCAAAGAGGTATCGTTCCCACGATCACCGATGTGTTCTCACGACCAACATTGGCTGAGCGAGACTTGATGTACGGCTATAGGAATGCCATTAACCCGATTGTGCAATTCGTAGACTTCGACGGTTTTGTTGTCTGGGGACAAAAGACACTGCAAAGACGACCCACGGCTCTTGATCGTGTAAACGTTCGACGCCTTATGTTCGTCCTCGAAAAACGCATTCGTGCTGCTTCGAGACAGTTGCTCTTTGATCCACACGATGATATCCTTCGACAGAAGTTCGTCCGAATTTCTACAGCGATTTTGCAAGAAATACAGGTGGGACGAGGCGTTAATGATTTCCGAGTCAAGTGTGACGAAGAACTCAACACCGCCGATGTGATCGACCGAAACGAGCTTCGTGCCCGAATTGGCGTCCAACCCGTCCGAGCCGCAGAATTCATCTTCATTGAATTCTCAATTCACAGAACAGGTTCGTTCGCCGAGAACACCGAGTTCTAAACACACTTGAATTCCATTCCTTGGGGAAATCTCCCCAAGGAATGGCTTTTCAATTATTCTGCACACGCAGAAACTTAGAGGTAAGTATATGCAAATGGGTATCGGTAGATTGGGAGCCCCCAATATTATACTGAAAAGAAAATTTCGTTTTACTTTGGAGATTTACACCCCTTGCGGATTAATCCCCCAGCACTACGTAAAAGTTGCGGCTAGACCTCAGTTGGAAATCGATGAAACAGAACTAAATTTTCTGAATGCAGTGACATGGGTACCCGGAAAAGGAAGATGGCAGCCACTTTCTGTAACATATATTGATGTTCCAGATGCCGAAATGCTAAATTTGTTTAACTGGGTTGCTACAGTCTATGATTTTGCTGACCCAGTTAATTTAAAGCAATCAGAAAAACTAGGTTGGTCTGCAACAGCAGCATTAACCATGTATGACGGTTGCGGTGAACCACTAGAATACTGGCTTTTGAGTTCAGTATGGCCACAAAGTATCAACTTTGGGGATGTAGACTATGGTGATTCAGAAGTGGCAACAATTGAATTGACTTTAAGATATTCAGAAGTAATGTACACGGCTGGGTGTGGGCTAGGAGATATAAAACCATGTCCCACCTGCTGTGATACTTAATTTTTGAATTAAAACCTATTAGATCTCAACAGGAGAAAAACAATGGCTGATCTAAAACCTATGGGCATTGGGGTTATCGGCAACGCAGACATCACTTTCAAAAGAAAGTATCGTTGGACGTTCGAAATCGCTGGCTTCTGCCAGAATGAAACCAATGTAGTTCCCGAACATTTTGTTCAAGTAGCATCCCGTCCTAACCTAATCCTTGAAGAAACGGAAATCAATCACTTGAATGCCAAGACTTGGATTCCAGGCAAAGCTACATGGGAAACCATTGGCGTTACCTATTTGGATGTGGCTCACGAACAAATGCGTAGCCTGTTTAATTGGCTAGCTACAGTATATGACTTTACTGATCCAGTTAATCTACATCAAGGTTCGAAAAGAGACTGGGACGCTACTGGCGTGCTTAATTTATATGACGGTTGTGGAACCTTGCTAGAAGGATGGCAATTGAGACACATGTGGCCAACTGCAATTAATTTTGGAGATTTGGATTATTCCAGTTCTGATATCGCCACAATTGAATTGACCTTGCGTTATTCCGACGTAATGTACAGAAGTTATTGCCCAGACTTCACCCCAGAATCTTGCTGCACCGGTTGCAGTGCGTAATAAGAAATAACGAGGAACAATCATGGCTGAACAGATGCCTATGGGTATTGGCCAATTGGGTTTCCAGAACTTGATTTTTAAACGCAAGTTCCGGTATACCTTTGAGCTAGAAGACATTTGTGGTGGACAAAGTGTGCCACGACATTATGTCAAATTAGCATCAAGACCAAACCTGTCAATAGAAGAAACTGAAATCAACTTTATGAATGCTAAGACTTGGATTCCAGGCAAAGCTGCTTGGGAGACTATAACCATCACCTATATTGATGTCGCTACTAGCGAGGCTAAACCATTGTTTGACTGGTTGGCTTCTGTTTATGATTTTACAGATCGCATTAACCTACATCAAGGATCAAGCAGGCAAGATTATGCCGCTAGAGCCGTTATTAAAATGTGGGATGGTTGTGGTGGATTGCTAGAGTTATGGACTCTAAGAGATGTTTGGCCAACATCAATTAATTTTGGTGATTTGGATTATGCCAGTTCAGATGAAGCTACTATCGAATTAACGCTTCGTTACTCGGATGTGGAATACCAGAACATATGCCCAGGATTTACACCCGAAGGTTGCTGCACTCCTTGTTGATATGTCTAATAGAATACTATGATAAGGGCGGCGGTTTCGCCGCCCTTTTTTATCGCTGGAGATGATATGGCAAAAATGGGTCTACAATTCGGTTTAGAAAAAGGTCAATATTGTAAACGCCAATTCCGTTGGTTGTTTACGATTCCCGATGTAACCCCAGATTCCGGTTCGGGGCCAGCTAATGTAATACCTCCTTCCAAGAGTGCTAGACCTGACATTCAGTTCAAAGAAATGAATGTCAATCACTTGATTGAAGAGGTTTTTTATCCAGCTAAACCTGACTGGAAACCTGTCAATTTGACTTTGTATGATCTCAAGAAACCTAAGCATCCTGTCTTTGAATGGATCAGAGAGTTCTACAAACCTCTGCCCGGTGAACTACACGCACCTAATACTGGGGGCTTTATTAAAGAGTGTTTTCTAACTCTTTATGATGCTTGTGGCGAACAAGTAGAAACTTGGATTTGGGAAGATGCGTGGCTACAGCACGCCAATTTCCAAACTTTAGATATGGCTGACTCCAATATCGTAGTATGTGACATCACCCTACGGTACGCCAGAGCATATGTGTTAGATAACCCAGAATCCTATGCTGGATCACCTCAATATGCTTAGGCTTCCGTATCAAATTCTTCGGCTAAAAGCTCTCGCATACCCTCCAGGGCATCCTCAAGTTGTTTGCTTTTCCAGCCCATTTTACGAGTAGTAGCACTTTTATTAAGCCTGCCTTTTTTGGTGTAACAATCAGTTTCATTGTCTATAAGGCAGGATACTATCTCATCATATCCATGAGCTTTGAGTTTTGTAATGATTTCATCCATCTCTAGGGCACGCACTGGATCTACACTAATTTTATTATCCATATTCATAAAGATTACCACATGTTTGCATCATAGTCAAGATTACTTCTGGCATTTCCTGATTTTTCTTTACCATTTCTAAAACAAATAGATTCAAATCTCTCTTGAAGAAATGTGTGGTATCTCTTCTTCAATTCATTATAATTCCTGGCACTACGATACAATTGCCGAAAATGGTTTAAGATACAAGTGCTCATGTAATTAAAAGCTTTGGCTTTTTGCCCACTCTTACCACGGTAATTGGGGTTGAATCGGTCCACCTTTTCGAAACATATAAGAACACCCTCTTGAACAGCGTCATCAATATCAATGCCGCTAAATTTAGCCCAATTAGCAATGTTTTCAGATAAGATGTAGAAAGCATGAGCCAATTGTTCTTTGTAATCCTCGAATGCAACACATGTTTCATCAAACAATTGTTGTGCTTTCTTCAAAGGAGCCTTCTTGAGATTGTCGCTATACTTGCTGCGGCGACGTTCATGGGTTTGTTGTAAATCACCTAAAATCAAGGCGTATTTCTGTTTTTGCCTCTTAGTTTGCTGGTAAGCTTGAATAATAGATTCGAATGTACGATTGTTAAGATATTCGCTAGCCAAGTCTCCTCCCGGTGTGCTAAAGGGGTATTTATATACTGTTTCTGGCTAACCTTTTTAGAGAACATCTTACTCTCCTACGTTATGAAGATAGTACAACTGTATGCAGAATTACAGTTAAATCCTAGAAGTATTACTGCCTATAGGGGAATAGTGGACTATTACAAAAGTTGCAACCGCCAAGAAGAAGCTGAAGCCTTTGAAAGGTTGATTAAGAAAAAATTCCATGACCACCATTCAGATCCTAACCCTGAATAACCAAAGTACTATTCAAGCATGTCTAGAATCACTAATCTCCTTAAACGCTGAAGTGATAGTGGGTGACTTGGGTAGCACAGATGACACCATTGTTATCTGTGACGAAATGGGAGCTACCACCCATTATCTGGGAGAAATGAAGCGATGTGATGCCAGAAACACATTGACTCAGGATGGACTCAATCTAGCAATAGAGCCATGGGAGATATGGACACAAGGACAAATTGAAGATGTGCAGTGTGCCTATGTGTCCATCTTGCATAATAAAGTTGTTACCAAAGAGATCAGACTTTGGAAAAAACCTTTAAAATACATTAACCCTACTTTTGAACGAGTAGATGTTAACACAAACGTTCAAAGTAATTTAACACTATATGGTATCGGAACTAGAGATTACGAATATGATAAGAGGATGTTATCCATGTGGAATCGTAATCCAACCCTTTCATCACCTCACTACTACCAAGCATGTGTAGAACTAGCTTTACAAAACTATCCCGAGTTCTTTAGATCTGCGGATCATTACCTATTCATGGACAAAACCAATTCGATGTCAGTCATTATGTTAAGATACTATCTGGCTTATACCTACTTAATGATTAAACAGAAAGTTCAACCCACCTTGCAAAACCTCAATTTATGCTTGTGTGCTCAACCTCTCATGGCTGAATTTTGGTGTTTGACAGGAGATGTGTATTACCATCTGCTGCGAGATTTCAAGAAGGCAATGGAGTTTTATGAAAATGCTATGTTATTGGGATCACATAGAAAGAACAACACATGGCCGCTAGATCTAACCAAATATCGTCAGTATCCCAGCAGGATGATTGAGAGTTGTCAAAAGCTTGATAACCCTTCAATTTACAAATCTTCCTGAATAGCTGGCAACCAATATTTCTGAAATGTATTTGGATAGATGTCTCTGTATTGACTTTCAAGTAACACCAGAATCGCTTGTCCTATGTCGGCTTTATCCATTAATTTAAGACAAGTTAAAAATCTAGTCATTCTAAGAAAGTTGTGGTTAAAGTGTTCAAGCCACCAGTGGGGATTATGATGCTGACTGTATTCCCACCATATTATCTTGCCCCGAAAAGGTACCATACCATAAAATTCCAAAACTTGATAAAAAGCAATGTTAAAGTTTTCGATTAGAACTGAATCAGATTTAAATGATTCAATATCGTCATCAGTTAATACAGGAGCATCAGGATTGAAATTGCTTAGTTCTTTTGTAGGCAAGATCCACTGAACCCAAGCGTGATCCGCCTCCATTTGTTCGTATCCATATGCCATAAAATCATGAAACCACAATCCGTCTGGGGTGGAGGATTCGTCTCTATAAAAATTTGTTAGATAAGACATTAGTATATTCCATCCAAGTGATTTACTACAACCGTAACCTGATCTTGCCAACGAGCAATATCCATTTGCTTACGGCCAGGACCAAGTTCCCTTAAAGCTTGTCCTAACTCTTCAACGTTACAATTAATCACCTGCCAATCATTACGAGCCAGTTGTTCCGTCTCTCGCTCGAATTCTTCCTCTGTAGGAGTTTCTTTAGCTGGGAAATACTCTATAATTTGAGGACGAGCTTTCTTCATTACGTTAATGTAAATTGGGTGATTGCAAGCACAACCAGGATTTTTAAGAAACTTCTGAACATCTTCAGCCAAATCCTCTGGTAAACTAGCTCTAAACCTCTCATCCAGTAAGGCTTGTTTAACATCGTGTATACTAATTCTTCGGGTCATCCTGTAAACTCCTCTTTGTTGCGAATTGGAGGTTTTCCATCTTCAATTCGTTTCTTCTTTTCAAGCTCTGCTTCCCGTTTTCTTTTCTCTTCGTCAATGGACTTATACGCTTTTTCGTAAACATCTGGTAGTTTCTTGATAACCACACCTCGACCACACTTGGGACATTTAACCATCTTAGAACGAGAAAGGCTGGGTTTTATTTTGGTCTTCTTAGTTTCAGGATCGATAGACGGAGATCCGCCAGGAATTTTAGCTGTTGGAATTTCCACCAAATTTAATGAGGATGGATCTTCGTTAATGATTTGCTTATAAGCACATGGTTCACAAAAAAGGAACCATCTTTTAATGACCTCTGGTTTCTTCGGCATCGTCCCCTCCTACCATAAAATCTGTTTTACTTTCCAAGAAAAACATCACATCGGTATAAGTTTTACCTAACATGGAGCCCGCAAAACCACACACAGGCAACAACATCAGAGACCAGTCTAATGAAAGAAAGAAACAACCACAAATTATTCCTGCCCAAAACCCAGAACACTCATAACAAGTAGATAACTTCCTGGTGAAATCCCAGTTATGCAACCATTCTCTTAGGCTTTTGCCTATTTTTATTTCGTCCATGATAACTCCATGGACAATGATATTGGTTAAGCCAATTGTTGCCATACAAAACCAAATAAATGCTACCAAGCTCATTCCTTTCCCTCCTCCTCAAGTTCGTCATCGTTAATCTCATCATAAGGCCCATCGTCTTTTTCGTCCTCGTTCTCTTCAACGATGAGCTTGGGGATTTTAGGAGTAACGATACCAGTCTTGGTCTTAGATACCGCTTTGGGTGACAATCTCGGGAAAGGCATGTTGTAATCCACCTTTTCAATCCTAGCGGCTTCCTTGGTAGTGGGAACGATCATTATTTGATATTGCCCATCAGTCGAAATTACTGCCAGAGCTTCTTCATTAATCTTCTGCGTCATTGTTAACACTTTCCCAGGATCTAGTTTGATGTCGGGATGGAAGTTTATGAACAAAGTAATGAAGCCTTTCATCAAAGGTTCATCCTCTTCTGTTTCCGGTTCAATGGAATCCTTGAAAACATTAGTCTTCTTTTTAACAACATCTTTCCCCAAACCTTGTGTATTGACATCGACACTTTGAGGCATGTAGCGAGGGAAAGGAGCATCGTAATCGATTTTCTCTACACGGGTGGCCTCTTTAAATGTTGGAACCAAGAGACAAGCATAATTACCATCTGCTGCCAACTTATCCATGAGAGGACGGTTCATCTTTCCAATCATAACAAGCGTTGATTCAATCTGTTGTCCTAAATCAGGATACAGGTTGATATAGAAGATCATGATCCCCTTGAGTTTTTTGTCGGTCATTTTTTATCTCCAAAATGATATATAAAGAAAATCCTCATCCCGCCAAATACTGAAGTAACTGAGTTCTTCAATTTCACATAAC